GTAAGGTTTGGCTAACTTAAACAGCGCGGGTACGCAAATTGCGGTAGCGGCGTGCCAGTAGGCGTCGCCATGGGTCCCTAGCTTGGCACCAATTAAGTGCCGCCCAGCTAAGGATTTATACTCATTCGCTTCAGTTTTCGCGAAAGCAGAAGGGAGGCAGCCGAGGAAAGCTGGACCTATCCATCCTACGTTGTTCACCGCATCGTTTGATGGGGTGCAACCTGTTTTGCGAATTAACTTAGTAGAACTGAGCATTTTGCTCGTGTCAACAGGTGCCGTTGATGATATCTTGGGCACCAGGATTTGTGGAATGGCTCCTTTGATTACCTCTTTCTGTACGTAAGAAACAGGTCCTAGGAATTCGGGGCTGCGGTTGAGCTCGCGCGTCCCGGCCATAACGGACACCTTATCGGAAACCATCTGGGTTAACTCGTGGTGTTTTATCGCCTTTGTACTCTCCTTAAACTTAGTTGTTATTAACTTCCTCTCTACCGCAACGACCGTCGGAACTGGGTCTTTGCCGGTACCTCTGACTACGATATCCTCTATCCCGTAGGGAATGAAAATGTCGTCGTCGTCGAGCTCATCGTCCTTGTTCTGATTGAAAATGGATTCGGATATCGATTTCTCGGTTCCAAAATTATATGTTACACCATTCGCATTTCCACTGGCTACGGCTACAACCGTGGGGCCAGGTACTATGTTTCCCTTGTTTTCGGGTTCAATCATACGGGCGACCGACGCTGAGGGCGTGTTTGCCTTGAGATTCTGAATCTGCGGTGATTCTGACTTTGTTTGAGTGGGTACGTTGTCCACGTTTGTACTTTGTTCAGTATGGCTCACCACAACTTCAGGCTGTGGGCCAAGGCGAACGACTTTCGCTGAGTTTTCATACTTGATTGTATTGGCTTCTGACGCGCCAAACCGTTTCTTGATGTACAGCATTCCGGCCGTTGCAATGTCGTTCAGGACCTCAGCGGCAGTTTTGGTGACTGCGCTGGCGATTCCTGCCCGATATGCAAACTGGGCCATAAATGCCGTTATCGTTGCTAGATACGGTCTGTTTGCGACGAACTGTATAACAAGGTTCACTTGCCGTTTGAATTCAGCAAATGTTGTCCGGCGCATTTTCCGGAATGTCATAAAAGCAATGAAAATTTGGGTGAACAGTGTGATTTGTCCTCCTCGAAATTTCCGTGTTTTACGTTCCCATGACATATTCTTGTTAAATCGGTCCCACAACCCGGTGGCATGTCTGCTAGCCACGATGTTGTTGAACTGTTCCTGAAGTGGTTCTTCAAATGCCAAGTACGCGGCGCCACATACCGCTTCTTGGTGGCGCTCGACATCTAGTATCTTGAAATCTTTTACTTTATATTTGAGACTGTCTATCAGACTCGCGAATCGATCCTCGTCCCGTGCCTTGTTCAGTATAGTTATTTTAGCATAACCAACGAGGTAGGCGCTCGTAATGAGAACAATTTCATCTGATTCGACGAAATGTCCGGGTAAGTACGCGAGGGCATAATGGTTCTTATTAATACGAACCTCAAGCAACGTGTCTTCGTTGCGTGCGACTTTCTTCGGTACCTGATTCGGTACGTCGTCGACTTTTTCCATGTTATCCCTATCAGTGGGGATAACCAATTCTCGTTTTGCATCATGCGTTTCTTGGCTTCCAGAAAATACTGTACGGCCGTGGGCTTTAGATAAGCTTTTAGTTTGATTTGCGGGATGC